CATGTGAACGTGCAATAACGGCAGCTTCAAAAATTGTTTGTGCTTTCTCTTTGAATTCTTCAGAGAGATTTTCGCCAGAAAGAAGTGCATCAACGTCAGCGTCCATGTCTTCTTTCATTTTTTGTTTTTTCATCATCTTCTTAATCATTGCTTTGTCTTGAGCTTCGTCCTCATGACCTTCTTTTTCTTTCCCATGTTCAGCTTCTGCAATAACTTCTGAATCAACTTCAGCTTCTTCTGGAACTGCGTGAAATACTGCGCCAGGATTCGATTGCATTGTTTGTGTAGCTAAACGAGCTTTAACGCGATCACGGATTGAAGCATATTCTGTTGCATCAGCTTGTGGTGTGCTTGTCAAATCTTTACGACCATCTGTCTCTGCTGGGCCAGATAGTTTTGTACCAGGCTGAGCACCAACGGGTGGTGTGGCGCCAGGAGGTGTAGCTGTTGGTGTGCCTTTTGTATAGTCTGGTTTGTCGTCGTCTTGTTTATCAACGACACCAGCAACTTCGCCAGCTTCTTTTGTGCCATAAGCAACAGCTGGGTTCAGTTTTTGTGGCGCATCTTGACCGCTGGCTTTTGCTGATACATTACCATGCAAAATGTCTTTAGCGGCTTCTGTCAGATTAAATTTTCCCATTTTGAGAATCTCCTTGATTTTATATTGGATATTTATAATTAAAGTTTTTTGATGAAGTTTTCGAATATTTGTAAACTAACTTTTTCGATATCTTTACGAGAAGCCTTTTTAATTAACTTCTGTGATTCTTCGATATGTTGTTCTGTCCAAATGCCGTTAACATACATCCATTCTTTACCTTCCATAATGCCTTGAACAAAAGCTCCAGGCGCAGAAGGATCTGCTACAATATCTGCCGCTGTGGCCAGATGAAAGTCGTCTTGAACTATATTGATACCATTGACAGCTTTCAAAGAACCCATACCGCGTGATGACACACCTAACTGTGCGCCACCTTCAATAAGATTCTTTGCAATGTTGCCCATTGGTGTTTCAAGAATTTTAGCTTTGCCTATCCAATCATTACCTTCTTGGCGTAAACCCACGATTAAGTGAGAAACGCGGTCGAGGTTAATTGAAGGTGTATCTGGATGTCCCAGTTCACCAAAGGCACGATTTTTATTGATGTATTCTTCTGTATAACGAGAAACTTCTTTACGCATTGTTTCTTCTTTATACATACGTCCATTTTTATTTGTTTTTTCAGAAACAAGGAAAGGACCCTCAATGAAAAGGGTTTTCTTTCCATCTTTTTCTTCTGTTAAATAATTTACAGACTCCACTATTTCTTTAATGAGTTTCATTTTCTGCCTTATCTTGGTGTAATATCGTAAGGATAGTAATTGAATGCTGCTGGATCATTGAACTGGCCACGCTGGTAGTATTCGTTTTCTTTACGTAGTTCAAGAATGATAGTGTAAGTTGAGTTTGCGACTTGACCTCTTGTTACTATACCAATGTCTCCATTGTTGAACGCTGTTTTATCGGTATTTCTGATAGTAATCCAATTGCCACCTGCATCATATTCACCATTACCTTGCAAGAACATAATTGGAACACCTGCATTTGCTAATGCACTCGCGGTGTTTGACCAATATATTTGAACATCTCCTGTTCCAGTATATGTATCATACCATACACGATTAACATTTAAACCGTAATATGATAAGGTTGTATTTGCTGAACCGCCTTGAGAATTTGCAACCAAATAACCATTTGTTGCTAGAGCACCATAAAGTGTGTTTGCAGCAATTCTTGCGGTATTGTTTTCTTGTCCAGACCCATCGAATTCCGCTGTCAATTTAATAACTGCAAATTGTGTGTCATCTTTTAGGACTTGATAAGAATATTTGTTAGCCATTTTTTATCCCTGAAATTATTTTAGGTATTTAAGCGTTTTCAACGGCATCTTCCGAATCTTCTGACTCTTTTGGTGCAATTAATGTTTTTGCAATAGTTTGTTTGTGTGAATCGATATGTGCCATTACTCTATCTTGAATGGCAGAATACAATGCATCACGCATATTCTTTGCGTCACCTTCATCTGCAAAATCAACTATAGTTCTTGTTACTTCGTTCATGGTCTTCTCCTTATAATATACGTTTCAATTTAGTGAATGTGGCATTTTCCAAACTCAAGTCGGATCTAGAATTTGTTTGTTTCTTTTTGTCGCTTGAACTATTGATCGCCGGTGCTTGTTGTTCAGGTTGTTGCGCTTGCATATCTTGCTGTATCTCAGCCTGACCTTGAGCCATTTGCAACTGTTGCTGAGTCTGAATGTCTCCAGACATTTGTTGCTGTGCAACAGAGTTTGTTACCTCAACTGGTAAACCTAAACCTTGTTCTTTTTCAAGATCGATTTGTTTCTGCATATCTTCAATCTCATCATCAGTTAGGCGCAACACATTCTGTTGAATCCATTTTTGTGAGAAATAACGACCAGTATAAGGATCTACAGAAGACAATAATGAAAGTCTTTCTCTCATTAATTCTGCGTCTTTGAGTTCAGTGAAGTTGTTGTCCTGTATAAAGTCAAAATAGATACTTTCTTTGAATGTGTCCCATTCTTCTGCACTACAAATTCCTTTAAGTACACATTGCACACGCATTGCTTGATCAAAAACATCCGAAAACTTGTTACGCATACGAGCAACAAACTTAGAAAATTTAATTTCATCTCTCGTAATTTCTGATGAACGACCCAAAGAGAAAGTTTGATTTGTTTCTAATCTAGAAACTGGAACACTCAATGCGCCATACAACTTCTTTTGAAAGTATTTAACATCTTCCAATTCACCCAGGTTTTGACCACCAGGCAGTGTAGTGATTTCTGTGCCTTTGCCGCCTTCTCTGCGTGGCAACCAGAAGTCTTCCATCATTGATAAGAACTTTCTGTCATCACGAATTTCACCAGTGTTTGCATCATATACAAGTTTGTTCTTGTATTTGACCATAATGTCACGCAGATATTGTTCTGCCTTTAACTTTGGCAAGTTGCCTACGTCGATGTAGAAGATACGGCGTTCTGGTGCTCTTGAGATGCGGTAAATAACTGTTGCGTCTTCAATCATTCGCAACTGGTTTAAAGGTTTAATTGCTTTATGCAGATAACTTAATACCACTGCACGCCGTGAATCCATTAGGCCCGAGACTACTGAGATGATAGAGTCTGTCGTGATTCTAACACCGACTGGACCATAGTTGGAAGAACTTCCGGTAACAACCTTGTCATTGTAAAGGTAATACTCATTGACTGTTGTCATCACCTCTGCACCAGTTCTCTCATCTTTTTGTTTTTTGATTTCACGAACTTTGCGTATTTTTCGAGGATCAATATAACGCAATTCTTTAATACCTTCAGCAGGATTTGTTTTGTCGATGATTATGTGATAATACATTCTACCATCAATATAATATCTGCGGAAGATATCGTGAGCCATGTTGTTGTAGTTCATCAATTTTAAAATTGTATGAAACTCTTCTCTCAAAGCTTTTTTAATTTTTTCTGGTTGTTTTAGATTGTCTAAGATAATATTAATAATTTTACCGTCGTCGTCTTGTACAATGGCTTCATTAACTATGTCATCGATTGCAGATTCAATTTCTGGTTGCATTGACATTTCACGGTATCTGGAAATTAATTCTACTTCATTTTTTGCAGTACCGTCCAAGTCAACATATGTACCATAATATGCAGCTGAAGAAATAGTTAATGCGCCATCATCTGCGGCCGGAGGCGCAAACGATTGTTGAGCAAGATCATCTTGCTCTTTTTTATCACGCGAGATTGTAAATCCGAAAAGTGAAAATTTATTTGTATCGGCCATATTTCTTTAAAATTAATAATAAAATCAATAAAACATAAATGGAGGAGCCAAAAGGCTCCTCCGCTTAATTCAAACTAAAAACACCATTAAACTACACTGGTGTTGAATTGGTTTCCCAATACTGATAAGCAAATGTTACCGTGAATTCTTCAATAGCATCATTAGAACCCCAATCCAAATCGATTGCAGATATGTCAATTGGGAAAAGTCCAACAAAGTTATAATTCTTTATGGCATCTCCTGTTTTGCCATACTGCACAACATTCGCGTCAGTTGTGTAACCACCAACTGTTGTTGATGGACCACTACCATTTCTAAGTGCAACACCGGCTCTTGTGTTTGATCTGTGGTTGTTGATTGCGTTCATCCAACTTTCCATTGCGTTTCTGATTAAGAAATCTTCATCGTTAACAATGGTGATTGTCCAATCTGCAAATGATCTGTTGCCAGCAAATTTCATTTCACGACCAAAGTAGAACATAGGTACTGTTCCGATTGTGGAACCAGGTAACTGTGCTGACTTGGCCATGAATCTCATTTTGTTTGTTGCTGACTGTGCAGATAGTGCATAGCTTGGTAAAAACATATCTACAGAAAACAGATTGGCACGTGCGCCGTCACCAATCATGTTTGATCTGAATTCTGCTACATTAAATGCCATTTTTTTTCTCCCGTTATTGTTTATTTATTAAACTGCACCGACAATAGTGTTGAATTCAACACCTGTAGCAACAGCAACAAAATTCAATTGAATGTAGTTAATTGAACGAGCAGGCTTAATGTAAATATCACCAACGAATTGATTGTTGTCAATAACTTGTGGTGTATTATTTGTACCATCGCAAACAACCTTGAAATCGACTATACCACGGCGACCTTGAATGTCACGTAGGAAAGGAGTGATCAGAGATACAAATTGTGATCTTGTGAATTCGTCATTCAATTCGAATAGTGAAAACTTAGATGCTTCAGAAATTGCCTTTTCCATAACAATGAACAATCTACGGACATTAATACGATCAAATGCGGAAGGCTTGTTCAACAGTGTCTTGTCACCAAACAGAATGGTTCCTTGACCAGGGAAAGAAACAACTGGATTTACGCCTGCTGCATACAATGTGTCCCGAAATGTTTTAGGTGGGTTCCATGCAAGCTTGATAACATTTTTGATAGCGCCACGGTTATAACCTGCTGGAGAGAACCAAGGATCTCTTACATTATCAGTAAAGACGCAAAGACCAGCGATATCGCCGTTCAATGGTATCCAACGATATACATTATTATATTTGTCAAATTGATATTTCCAACCAGAATCTGCCACAACATATGATGAATAACGACCTAATGATGTTAACCATGAAGTGATGTTGGTTGTCGCAGTTGAATCTGTTTCGTTGACCACATCTGTGTACGCTGGAGAAATGAAAGCAACGCAATCTTTCCGAGCGTTAACAACATTATCAATTACGTGTTGTTGAACTGTTGTACTTGCATCACCAGTTATAACTAGAGAAATATCAACCGTGTCTTTATTGCCAAATAAGTCCCAACCAGTTTCTATATTTGCATCTGAAGGTAGTTCATCGTTGCCACCACCTAATGATTGAAATGTATTTGTAACAACAGCAAATGTTTTATTTGCAGATGTTGTACCCCATGTAGATACCGTATTTGAATAATCTACAGGTGCAACTGCGTAAATATAATTAGAATTATCAAAAATTACTTGCTTGAAGTAATTTGATTGTCCGTTAATTTTTGCATCTGATGCTTTTGAAACAAATGGGAATGTTTCCAACACGGTACCTTTTACACCAGAAAACAGACCATCTTCATCAACAACAACAATGTGCATTTCGTCGGTACTACCACCTAAAGACGATACATAATCTGATGTGCCTGGCGCTGATGTGAAATATGATTTATAATCCCATGTGCTGAACCCCGCGCTGGCCGAACAAACCGAAACGTTTAGGGAATTACCTAAAGCACCAGGAAACCTGGCCATGAAAGCGCCATACACATTAGTATTTGCGCTCAAGTATGTTTCTTGAAAAGCACTTTCGTTGTCAACTTTGACGGCTTGACCTGATGTAACAGCTGCATTTTTGCAATTTGCGCCGACAGCTCGAACAACTCTTAAATTATTGCCATATGACAAAAAGTTTGCCGCTGTGAAGAAAGACACAGCGGAGTTTGTACTCGGTTGACCAAAAGCCTTTACTAAAGAAATTTCACTATCAACTAATGTAATTTCTTGTGCTGGACCCCAATCGGAAATCCCAACAAAAGCACCAGCGGTTGTGAGTACGGAAGGGACTACTGTTGTTAAGTCTACTTCCGAAACACTTACGCCTGGAGAGATTTGAAATGCCATTTTTTTCTCCTTAAATTAATATTTGTTCTTTTGGCAGTTTAATACCATAATGGTTATTTATTAAACATTGTTTTTATAAACCATTTAATGTTTTTCTAATAAAATTTGCATATGTTTCTTCACCATTTGCAACTTCCCATACATCGCCACCCATTACTTCGAAATCATTTTCCAATCCATCTTCAATAATTGGTGCAGGCAAAGATTCATCATCTACCTGGTTCATGTTCTCCAATTGAATTTGTTTTCTCACATCATGGTTCACAATTTCTTTAAAATATTTTTGTGTTGTCAACCATGCAAATATAACTAAACCCATAACTAAGTCATCATTTGCATCATCTTCCGCTTTAAAAGAGTTCTTTTGTTGCACAAAAGTCGTTAATTCGGAGTAAGTATCAAAATCATTAATTAAAAGTTTATCACCTTCAATCAAAGTCTTTAAGTTTGAACAACCAATTGCTTTGACCTGTGGTGACATTTTTATACCCATCTGCACACCTCGGGCAAAGCCGGCAGACAGTTGTTGTGGTTTTTTGTTGCCTGTAAAGACTTTCCACAAGTTCTCATATTCAAAATCTGTGTGTAACGAATCAGCAACTTGTGGATTGTTATTAATTTCTACCAAAACATATGCATCATTATAATATTTTGCTGCATTATAGATGACTGTTGGAAACAGAATTGGTGAAATTGAAGAACTTTTGTAAGTTGCAACTTGTTTATATGGTGTCTGTGATATATCAATTACGGAGAATGCGGAACTGTCTAAGTTTTTGCCTTCAGACACATCAACTACAATTGAATATAGATTATCTTTTGGATTGCCATCGATCTCTTTGACAGGATGTTCATAGATTTTCATCATATCATGATCTGCAATTGGATCTTTATAAACCAATTGTTGAAGTTTATAACCAGAAATCAATGTATTTGAAGAACCCAAGAACTCCGTTTCAAACTCCTGCTGGAACTGACGCAAAGAGGTGTTTCTAATTGTTTCTTCTTTCCAAATTTCATCTCTACCTGGTACATTTGACCAGTGAATTTCGAATGGAATATAATCGTTTTTCTTATTGATCGAATCCACCCATAACTTATAGAACAGATTCATGCCGTTTGGTGTAGAAACAATAATGATCTTTGTCTTTTTACCAGATGAAATAACGGGATAAACAGAGTTAAAGAACTCTGTCGCAATGTTTTGTGGAACGAACGCAAATTCGTCCAAAAATACGATATTAAATGCACCACCTCGGATAGCACTTGATGATGTGGATGCAGCAATGACTTTAGAACCATTCTCCAGTTCTACATTACCTTTGTTCCAGGTAATGACACCTTGTTGCAACCACATCGGTAAGTTTTCATATGCCAGTTGGTACTTCGCGAGAATGTCTCTAGCCAAAGAACCTTTGTTTGCAAGAACTGCAACGTTTTGAGAGTCTTGGAATAGTGTTGCATGTAATAGATACGCAACAGTTGTGGTTGTTTTGCCAACCTGTCTAGGACATTTAGTAATTACAAATCGGTTGTCTTGAAACAACTTTAACATTTTTTCTTGGAAAGGCCACATGTTGAAGTTGATAACACCTTCATCAACGTTAACGATCTTCACATAATTTTTTGCAAAATATATTGGATCTTTGGCACACTTTATGTATTCATCAACTTGTTCTTGTGTGTATTGTACTTGTACACCAGCACGTTTCAGTAGTGGATTGTCTCTGTAAGAGTCTTTATTGTCCATTATTCTTTATTAATTTTGAAAGTTCTGCGGTTGAACCAACGAAAATAGCTTTATCAATCTTCGTATCACCACCATCTCTTTTTTTACCATCCATCTCACGCATCTCTTTTTGCATTTTCAATAGACGGTCATTGGCTTCTACCATGTTTTTTAATAATGTTCCGTATACTTCAAAGGCTCTTGGATGTTGACCGGCTTTGGCAATCTGCAATATTTCATCCATTGCGTCTTTACCTTGATCAATTATATCTTGCAGATTGCTTTTCGATTGTTCGTATGCATCCGCAAGATCTTGTTTAAGATTCAAATCTTCGGTGTTGTCTTTTGTTGGAACCAATAATTTCTTTTCATCCACTTCAACAGGTGTAACATCAAATATTTTTTCCATATTTTTATCAAATGTATTCATTTTTAACCAATGTATCTATAAACTCCAGAATCAAAAACCCAAGTGAATACTTCTCCCGTTTGGTCGAGACTGAATCTTGTAACAAAATTTCCTAAATCGCCAGGATTTTCTATGTAAGGATAAGCTCTTTCTGTACCACTTACGTTGACACTATAACCACCAGGATTTATGTTTTTAATTGTATAAGATTTTCCTGCATCTACGTTGGCCGAAAGATTTACAACTATGTTTGAATTAGCTGCAGTTGGATTGCAGAACAATATATCATTTGTGTTAGATGCATTGTGTGTATTTGAAGTTACTGTTATCGCATTTCTAAAACCAGGAGCCAAAGTTGTTTTGTCTGCCGTTGCACTATCGAATAGTGTTATTCTACCATTACTTTGGAATGCCCAACTATTCGTATTGGCGACAATTACAACTTGTTGAAAACTGTTTTTCAATTCAACAGAAGTATTTGCTGTGGCCGCAATAACACCTTCATAGTCAACGAATACAAAGTTTGTATTGGCCCAGTTTAATTGAGACCATTCATATTCATTTTCTGCAAAAATGTCAATTGAATTGGCGTCTTGAATATTACCTATTCTTGTGTTACAATAGGTTTTATTTGCATCCGTTCTAAAGATTAATGAACCAGTAACAATATCACCAGTTTTTGTTATTTTCGTGTTGGCTGTATCAAAGGCTGCATTTGCTCGTTGTCTAGCAGTATTATCCGTAACTGTTCCTGAAACAAACAGTTGTGAAAAATTATTGTTTATTTTTTGGCCGGCTACTCTTAGAGTGTCGCCTTTACCATCATTTGGTAATGTTCCTGTGTTTATTACTTCTTGAGCCATTTTAATTATATTCCCTTATTGATGATGGGTATCTATCCGAATCTAGATCCATCGTAACGTCACCAGCATTGTTGTCCATGGTATATGTATTCAAGTCGAATGTTGCAGGTGAAGTATCCACTTGTACATATTTTCCGTTTAATGGTGAATACGATGTGTATGTGTAACTCGCATTTGTTCGAACAGAAATAATTGGAGATATGGAATTGAAATCTCCTTTTATGTCTGTAAGTTTTAGAATATTTAGTGAAGGTAACCATTGTACAACTTTTGCCGTAGCTGTGGCTGTTCCAAAAGAATAACCTTGATAGACAGTATCTCCTATTCCATAGTAACCATCTCCTGTGGCTGGGTTCATTGTGAAAGAGATAACATCATTCGTAGAATTCAAGTTGTAGATTGAAGATATCGAATGAGTAATGAGATTTGTTGTTGATTGTTTACCAAATATAAATCCCTTGACAGTGAACTTTAAAGTCCAAATAATCATTCTTGTTGCTTGCTCTCTATCACCCTCATAAACTATTTCGTGGTCTGTAGAATTTAAAATTACAGGTATTTCTTTCACGATTCCCATTTCAGGTATCATGTTTATTTTCACCGTATAATCTGGTGCAAAATATGGTATAATGTGTTCGATAACCTGAGTTGCATCTTCAATGTTTCGTACATACAAATATAAACTGAAATCAAAATTATAAGGTACAGGATTATATTGTGATATGGTACCAGATGCACCTGAAGCAAAATTTTTGGTATTTGTGTTTTGTTTTCTGGTACTATCATATGAAAGCCCAGTCATTTCAAATGACAGTCTAGGCAAAGCCATCTGAACTTTCTTGTCCAGATTTGGATCATCTTCCAGACGCATCACATATCGTTCTTTAGAAGCATATGCGATTGGTATTAGGAATC